AAACAGTACGATCGAAGATAGCGTTAAGCCCGGTGCCCTGATTAGCAACCTGCTTAAAGGTGAGAATCAGATTCGCGGAAGATTGAATAAGTTCATCATCAACAGCGATCTGCTTAGACAGGCGCTCTGATAGGGCCGCTACTTGATCAGCGGTAACCTGCGCTGCACCGCCAGTCGATTTAATGATCTGCTCGGTAGCGGCCTGAACCTTAATAGCCTCATTAGCCTCAGCGATAGAATCACGGAACGCTGAAGCAAGAGCCTGCACGCCCATAGTGCCAGCGGCAAAAGCGGCACCAGCAGCGAGAGCTTTCTTCCCTATACTGCCGAGAGTTGTGCCAGTCTGCTCAGTGCTATTACGGAACTTAGCAAGTTCCTTCTCAGCCTTCTGAACATCCTTGAAATCAACCTTGCCGATAAAGGAGACAACAACAGCCATCAGTTATCCCCTTCCCACTTGATTCAAATAATTCTGAACGAACTTCTCGGCATCCCTAGCGGCAGCCTCAATCTCAGGCACCGCACGCTTATCCGAATCGAACGCCTTCCACAAGCCACGCTTACCCGGATACTTGCGCATAATGTTCATCACGAAAGGTGAACCAGTCGTGCCGCGGCCCGAAGAGTTTTTACCTGCCGTCTGCCAGACAATGCCAGCAGGATCATTAGAAATCAACGCAAGATAGTTAGAGACGTTATATCCGCGTTTACGCATATTGGCGCGTGACTTCTTCATATTCTTTTGAACATCGCTACCAGAGAAGTCGAGGCCCCGGTTTACGTTCTGCCCACGCCTAGAACCACGCTTATAGGTGTAAGAATAATTCCAGGCACCCCAGTTACTCAAAGCATTGCCGCTAGGCACATCATCACGGGCAGCCTTCAACACGCGCGTAGAAGCCGTATTAATCCTGCTCCGAATATGCTTCGAGTATTCCGCATCAGCAGCCTTAAGAATCTGCATAGTTTCTTTAAGGCCGCTAACAACAACCTGAGGATTAGCCACGCTTACCTGCCCTCACAACCTTGTTCGCTTGAACACTCCGCCAGTGCAGGTAGCGGTACATGGTAGCCAACATTCGAGGCGACTCATTGAAGAGCTGACTCGGGGCAACCTTCCATTCATACGCTAGATGAGCGATAAGCCAATGAGCAGACTGCTCACCTAGCGGAGTTATTCCGGGGTATCTCCGAACTGGACAGAATCAACATTCTCCATCCACTTCTCGAAATCCTCGGACGTTTTCCCATTCCGCTTCAACGTATGCCACGCAATCCACAACACGTATTCGATACGTGGATTCGCGCCGAACACAGTCATCGAGGTATCGAAGTTGCGTTCAAACGCGACTAGATCAGGGGCAGAGGCGGTAACCTCCGCCCCCGATCCGTCGGCATACTCAACAGTAAGGGCAATACGCATCATCGCAGGACACTCCTAAGAGAGGGTTTATGAATGGTTGTTAAGCAGTCGTACCGCGAGTGATTTCACCGGAGATGGGGAACTCCACATCAACGGTAGCAAGATCACCGACAGCACCAGCGAACGGGCTCCAAGTGGTAACAAGGAACTCGGCAGAGTAGAGCGGGTTAGTCGCACCTACGGCGGCAGTACCCGGCTTGATGGTGACGGTGCCGACAGTACCGAGCAGGGGCCAGAACACGGAATCAATACCGCCAGAACCGAAGTCCTGATGGAATGAGAACGAAACTGAACCTGACTTTAGGCCGCCGATACGGGTGCGCCAGTCATCACCGAAAGCAGTGGTTTCTACATCATCCGCGTTAGCGGTGAGTGTTACGGCAGCGCAAGAACCCGAAACAGTACCCGCATTGATGGTGATTACATAATCCTTGGCAACGAAAGTAGCCATTAGTTATTGCCCTTCCTTATTGAGCGAAAACACTCACAACCCATTCGGCAGTGAGATACGTTACCTCCGCAATAGTTTGCGCAGTGTAATTACGGAGTTCTTCAACACGGCAATCATAGGCCGCACCGCCAAGGGTACGATCCGATTCGATAGCCGCCTTAATTGATGAGGAACCGGACGGATCACAGTAACTATCAATTAAAGATTGTGCGGTGCGTTCATTGACGCGCCCGACGATAACGAAAACAAAGAAAGTGTATTGATCGAGGCCGCGGCGGAAAGCCACATCGTAACGGACGTTATCCGGTAGAACCACGGCGATAGGTGGCTTAGGATCGTCCGGCACATACCAGGAGGTACGCAGCCCACTAATCGTGGAAAGGTTCGCGGCGATACCTTCGCGCATGTCACCTATGGAACTCATGCCACACCAGGAGCTTGCTTACGAAACTGGGAAAGCAGCATGGCAACGTCAGGATCAATGCGAGAAGAAACCCTAGCCACGCCCATGTCACCGAACCCGGCAAATCCTAGTGGGCTATCAAGGCGCTTATAGAGCCTGAGTGCCTCAATGATTGTGGCTTGCTTCACCTGAGTAGGCACAGCGGTAGCGAACCCGAACACGCCAGTAACCTCAACCGTAGTCTCACTTGAAGGCGTAAACAGGTAATCACCTACGGCGCGGATACGTGTAACAGGGAAAGCAACCCCAGCCTGGATACGGTTCACAGGTTCGAGCTGGTAATCGGTGGCGGCCCAAGTCTGATCATAGATACGATCAAGGTTACTAGCCGTTTTGATGGTTATTGCCGTACCAGCAACGTCATCAATATCGCACCAGTAGTAATCGTGCGTAGCGTAAACCCTAGTTTCTGTGCCGTTCGTGAAGAAGCGGCGCTCACAATGCTGATCAATTAGGCGCGAAGCAGATTCAATAGCAGACTCAAGAAGTGAATCATCCACGGTATCTGAGACAGGGATGCGCGCGGCAGCCTTAATCTCAGTCAAGGTGGCATAGCCGTTATTGATTGCCACTAGAACTCCTCTTATTCAACCAGGCCCGGATAAGTTCCCGGCTGTTATTCAAATCAGGTGCCAGGTGATCTGGCCCATGCGCGTAATCAATATCAATCTGGTGAGCAGACTCGAAGCGGGCACCCTGCAACGCGCACCCAACCCAGAAACCCCAATCCTCAACTGGGGCAACCTCAGCCTGAAATGGAATCTCTTCCCACAGTTTCCGGCGGAAAGGTGAACCGCACGTAATCAGATTAGTTTCAAGTTTCAGAATCGCTTCAGGGGTGATGCCCTGAGGTAACCAGTTCATCCCAGTTGAATAATGCAGGCCGAAGCAGACAACATCAGCAGTAGCGCTATCAAGGCTATTCAGCGCCGTAGGGCGGTAAAGATCATCAGCGCCACTCCACGCAACCCACTCGGTTTCTGTGGCCTCTACGCCCGCGTTATACCAGTCACCTAGACACCACGGTAAATCCATGTGCACAACTCGGGTAATCATCGGGGCCGTGAAATCCCCGTCAGTCACCAGGGTTATTTCATCCGGCTTACGTTCAAGGCGCATGATCGAATCAAGATGCGGCTGTAAATGGTGACGATACAAACTAGAACAGGCAATAACTATGCCGACGCTCACAGCCAATTCCAAAACTTATTGATCTGCCGCTGCAACACTTCCCGAATATCGCCAGGATCACGGCGGCCAGCAAGCCCATTCGTGACAATCTCGCACCCGGCAAGTTCAGCCTCAATTAAAGTACGAGGACAGGCATCGAAACCCTTAGGCAGAAACACGAACCAGCGGGCCACGCTCATAGCATCCAGCACAGATTCACGCGTCTGGTTCGTTAATTCCACCAGAGGGATATCGTTATTCAAAGCCCAAATGCGGGCCTGCATCAGGCCCTTCTGAGGATGGTTACGCGCAGCCCACAAAGCGTGATCATCCTTAGGGCCAGGATGAATACCGGGCGGATTAATAAACCCGTGATTCCATTGCGGGCTAGTGCCAGTCCACTTACCTTCAAGCTCAGCATGAAGAGCAGACATACACACAAACGGATCAGCCCTCTGAAACAGCACAGCCCTATCCGCCGTTTGAGCCTGAGCGTGATGCACCCACACTAGAGGCTTCACCTCAGATAAAGCCAACAATGCTTTATCCGTTAGTTGATCAGTGCCAGTAA